CGTCCGCGACATACACCTCATTCGTGTACCGACACCTGCGAAGAACTCCGGGACAAGACCCGTCCACCGCGTCAATACGTACGGGTCCGTCTGCATTTCTAAGCAGCATCCCCGGCGACCACTCGGCCCGACCGGCCGCGACCAGTTCCAGCCACCTCTGATCCAGTTCGGTACTCATGACCGCCTCAGGATCGCAAAGATCAGCACGATCGGCACTAGGCCCACAACCCACGACATACCACAGCAAGACGTGGTCAGGATCACGGCTAGGCCGCTGTCCCCGGGTGGCATGTCCTGCACCACGGCGGCCGACCACGACAGCCACAGGGCCGCGACAGCCACGACCCACGCCGCCACCACTGCGATCTGTAGCCACCACACGCGGTGATTCCATTCGTTATTTCGCATCGATCACCTCAGCCGTCTGTGTCGCCTCAGCCACGTCCACGAGCGCACGAGCGACCGCCGCCGGCCGACCACGGACCGCCCCCGCAATGATCCGGCCGTCCGCCATAGTCAGACGGACCCACGCCGGGGCCGGGTGCCTGCAGTCGACCGACCGCGCGGATCCGGGTCCGCGCCACGTCGTACCCCAGCCGGACGCGGACAGCGCCTCAGAGATCCGGATCTCCCGGCTCGTTTCTGCTCTTGTGTCCATCATGCCTCTGCCCTCCAGTATCGGACCGTTCGAGCGGTCCGGCCTACAATTTCAGCTACTTCCTCAGTGCGGAGCCCCGCCTGAGTCATCTCCTGCGCCAGTCGCCGCCTGAGCCGATCCGCAGCACGGCGGCACGCGGCCGCCCACACGGACGGCTGAGGGTAGTCTCGGCGCTGAGGTGGGTAGTCCCACGCTCCCGCGTGCATGGCGTGACGCACGGCCGACCACTCAGCGCCGACCGCCACCGCGGCCGCGTGCATCCTGTCCCCGGCGGCTATGCGGGCCGCTATGGCCCTCACGGGGACGCCGGACGCCTCAGCCGCCCTCACGGCGTCAGGCGACACCAAGCGGGCCCGCCAGCGCCATTCACGGACCTCAGGGACCGTCACCGGGTAGGCTCGCGCAATCCGCTGAGAGGTCCACCCCCGGCTGAGGGCCCTCGATACGACTCGAGGCGGATCGCCGATCATGGCAGACCCCAGAGGACCGCCACGCCCGCAAGTAGCAGTGCAGATCCGTGCCGGATCCCCCGGTCCGTCGGGCTCTCGCCCGGCATAGGCAGGAAGGCCAGATTCACCGCAGCAAACAGAGTGATCACGAATCACCCCCGGCCGTGTCGGCGGACTCCGGCACCGGCTCCGCCTCCGGCACCGCCGCCCGGATCCGAGCCGCACCGCCGTCCCTGATCCAGCCAATGAGGCTGAGCCATTGCGGCTGAGTCATCTTGGACGGACGGGGCCGCCCGTTCCGCTCGCACCACGTGGCGACCTGGTCATAGCTTAGGGACTGCCTGGATAGCCCCGCCTGAAACACGCGCCACGCCGGGGCCTTTGTGTCTACCATTTTAGGCGGGGCGGGCGGCGGAGCGGGGGCGGCCGTCTGCGCCGGAGGGCGGGGCCGCGAGTCGTCGCGCGCAGAGGTGGCCCCGTCGACGTCGTCACCGGCGGAGACCTGAGCGATGCTCATCAAACAATAGCGGCGGGCGTAGGAGATACAGACCCCGTCTTGCTGGGCCGGGTTGAGGCCCTTGCCTCCGGTCTGGTGCATCAGAACCCCCGATCGCCATTGCCCCGAGTTGTGGCTCAGGACGTACCGCACGCCGGCCGCGCCGCCGTCTGAGATCGGGTGCATCGTCACCGACAGGCCCGCCCTCTCGAACGGACCGCGGACCGCCGCGATCACGCTTTCGAGGTCGGCGTACTTGTTCCTGAGGTGAGGGTTTCGGGCATTCCTCTCCGCACTCCGCACGGCCCCCTGAGCCGCCGCGAGGGCCGCCGCGAGGGCATCCTGAGCGGCCGTCATTACGACGCCGCCCCCTAAGTCGATGACCGCCGGGGCCGCGTCCCGGTCCGCTGTCTCTGACATGCTGTCTCCTGGTGTGCGTCCATGTTACCGCGTTGCGCGCTACCGTGCAAGGCGTTACAGGCTGTCGGGAGGTGCTGACGTGCCGAAAAAGCAAGAGATCACGGTGTACGCGCCGGCGGCCGTCGTGGCGGCCGTCGATGCTCACCACCAGAGGTGTAGCGATCTGGGCCTAGCCGTCCGGCGGTCCGTGGCGGCTGAGGCGCTCTGTCGCCTAGCCCCCGTGGGCGTGTGTGCTGTGCCCCGCGTGGGCCCGGCTGAGCGTCTCCCGGTGTACGCCGCTCCGGACGTGCGGGGGCGTGTCTACGCCGTCGCCAGTGACTCAGGCGTGGGTGCGTCCGCGGCGGCGTGTGCGTTGATTTTAGCGGGGGCTGAGACCCTCAAGGAGGACAGGTGAGAGGACTAGCAATCATTGATCTAGAGACGGTGCCCCGTGGCGCCGTGTTCGGGGCGCCGGTGTCGGTGCCGGTCTCTGTGGCAATGCCGGACCCGCCCGGGAGCTACAAAAAACCTGAGTCGCGCGAGAAGTGGCGCGAGACCCACGGGGAGGCCGCCCGCGTCACGGCGTGGGGCAAGTGGGCACTTGACCCGCTCCGGGCACAGATCGCCGGGGCGGCCCTGCTCCCGCTCGGTGATCCGGACGCTGAGATCGTTCGGATCCCCTATGTGCCCGGCGTCAGCATGATCGACGCGATCGGGGCGGCACTAGTCGAGCACGGGATCGACGGTCTCGCGTCGTGGGGGTCGTTTGACGGCACGATCCTGAGGGGTCAGTTGTCGACAGAGCCTCACCGCAGCTACGGGCGATGCTTATCGGCGATCCGTGGGGATCAGATCGACGCCCGCCTCAGCCGCGTACTTGAGGTGTCCTCGCACACGGGCCGCCCGTGGCTCAAGCGGTGCGTCGATCTGTCGGTGTGGTCGGTGCGGCGTCTTCACGGGATGCGGGCCGGGTGGGGTCTTGACTCCACCGCGGAGGCACACGGGATCGGGAGAAAGACCGGCGTGGCCAGCTCGGGAGTCCTTGAGGCGTGGGCGCTCGGCGACGCGGGCGGCATCGTAGACCGGGCGGCGCAAGACGTGGCCCTGACACTCGCCATAGCGGACCGCGAGGGCATCCTGAGCCCCCTCGCGGAGTGGTGGAGCAAGTGCTAGCCCCGCGACTTGCGATCGGTGTCGATCCGGGCCCGGACAAGGGCGGGATCGTCGTCTATGACGCGGCTAACCGGGAGATCGCTAACTCAGAGCAGATCGGTAACCCGGCCCGCGGCTATGCGTGTGTGTGGCCGGACGCTCACCTGAGCCGGATCCGCGACGTGTTCGCACGGCTCTACCGGGCGTTCCCGGGTGAGGTGCCCGGCGCGGCACGTTTGCCTGTCGTTATCGGGATCGAGAGGTTCCGATCCCAAGGTGTGATCAACGCGGATATCATCCGGTCGATCGAGACATACGGCCGGATCCGTGAGATTGCCCACGATCTAGAGGGCCGCCGGCTGTCGGCCGGTCTCGCGGTGACGATCGATCCGTTGTACCGAGCGGACGTTCTGAGGCACCTTGACGCCCTTGGAGCAAAGGGCCGGGATCGTGTCGTGCGGGAGCGCATGATCACGGAGCACGGCGGCACCCGAGCGGCGGCGACAGGACGAAAGGCCGCCCCGGGGCCTCTGTACGGGTGCGCGTCGCACGCCTGGCAAGCGCTAGCCGTGGCATACGTCGCGGCGGATCGTGCGGGCATTCTAGGCCCACGGAGGTGCTGACGTGGACAGCTTGCAAAAGAGGTGCCTCAGGTACCGAGCGGAGCGGGACGCAGCACGGGCTGAGGCCGCGGCGCTCCGTGTCCAGGTGGAGTCTTGCCATCTCGAGCGGGAGCGACGCGGGGCTGAGGCGTGGGCGACAGCCGGCGGGGCGGACGCCGTGCGGGCGGCCCGTGCGCTCCGTGTGCAGGTGCAGGACGTGACCCGGCTCGCAGAGGTTGCGCGGCGGGCGGGCGGATCGGATCCGTGGTCGGAGAGGATCCGTGGGCCCGTGGTAGAGCGCTTCTCAGCGGGTGGCGTGGCCCGTGGTGTGCCCGCTGAGGCGTGGGTCGGGGTCGCGCCGGGTGAGGGCCCGGCGAAGCCGTGGCGGGCGTCCCTGTGGCTACAGGGGCGCGACGGTCCGACCGTGCTGGCCTCCGGCCGCGTGATCGGTGGACGGCTCGAGCACGGAGAGATCCGGACCCACGGCACGGCGGACGCCCTCGCGGCGCTGTCGCGCTGGGTAGGGGGCCTCTATGCCGGCTGAGGTGCCGCTATTCGTCGAGCTGTGCGCCGGGACCGCGGCGTTGAGTCTGCGTCTACAGCGTGCCGGAGCACGGCCTCCGGTGTCGCGCATGGGAGCCAAGACCGGGTATGCGGACGCGATCCTGAGCCGGCTAGGTCTCCAGCCGGGACAACGTGCCGCCCGCTATTTGTGGGCGGACCCGGATCCGGGCGTGCGCTTGCTTCTGCACGCTTACACGCGGCCCGACGTGGCGCGGGAGGCCGCGGCTATCATCCGGGCGTGGGGCGCGACAGACGAGGCCCCGCGCGACCTCTGGGAACGCCTCAAGGCTGAGGGGCCCGTTCGGGGTCCGGACGCGCGCGAGGTGGCGCGGTGGACGACGGTTCAGGGATGGAGCGGGCTTGTGTCCGGCACTGGCTACAGTGGCCCCGGACACGGGCGGGATCGCTGGGGTGATCTACCGCCAGCGACGATCGCGCGCCGCCTTGGCGCCCTCCCCGATTGCGCCGCGGCGGTGCTCGATAGCGGCGACATAGACCCGCGCGAGGTGGCGCGGTGGCTGCGGATCGTGGCTTCTAACCGTCTGATCAACCTAGACCCGCGGACGTGGAAAAACACCGGGATCGGCGGATCGACGCACGGCGGAGCGGAGTTCTGTACCGACTCTGAGGCCGTGGCGGCACGCGCGGAGGCCGTGCCCGTGTGTCCGGCGGCGGTGCTTGGGTCGGCGGACATTGACCCGCGCGAGGTGGCGCGGGAGTACCTGCTTCACCGCTGGAGCTTCTCAGAGCGAGGGCCGGCGGCAGGGTACGGCGGCCCGGGGTGCGAGGTCCGGACCACTCGCGCGACATGGACGACTGAGGACCGGGATCGATCGCTCGGGTGCGAGCGGTCCGCTGAGCGTCTGGAGTCCTTGCCGGCGTTCGTGGGCGGCCCGGTGCCGGACGGTCCGGACTTGCCTGAGGGTTCGATCATGTACATGGATCCCCCGTACTACCAGACGACCGGCTACGCGGACGACATACCGCGCCCTGAGGGCCGCCCGTTCGGCTGGGTGGAGGACACGGCGATCGCGTGGGCGGACGCCGGGGCCGTCGTGTGCATCTCGGAGGCCGTGCCGATCCCCGGTCTCGCGGACCGCCCGGGGTGGTTCGTGCATGAGGTCACGAACGAACGAAAGGGCCAGAAGCGCACTTTCTCCAAGCAAAAGCGCGAATTCCTAACCATGAACCGGCCGCCCCGCGGTCAGGTCTCACTCTTCTGAGGACAGCATGCAAGTAACGATCGATCGGGAACTATTCGCACGCGCCGCAAAGATCGCGGCCGCTGTCGCGCCTCGGAGGCCGGCTGAGCCCGTCCACGGGGCCGCGGTGCTCGATGCGGGCGACCACGGGCTGAGGATCACGGCCACGGACGGGGAGACGGCGATCTCAGTCGTTGTGGCGGCCGTTGTCGAGACGGCGGGATCTGTGGCGGCACCTGCGCACCGGCTAGCCGCGGTCCTCGCGGACGCCCCAGCGGCGTTTGTCGATGTCGCCGGGAACTCGAAAGCGCTCAAGGTGGAGGCCGGCGGGCGGTCGACTACCCGCGTGCCCGTGTGGGCCTCCACAGAGGCCGTCCCGGCCCCGTCTGACGTTCAGGCTACCTTGACCCTCGCGGGACCGGCGGCGGCCCTCAGGGGCTATCTGGACGCGCTAGGAGGGCTACCCGTGGGATCCCCTGAGCGGTGGGGCCTGAATGGCGTGGCGCTACACGTCCGGGACGGCGTGGCGATCGGAGTGGCTACAGATGGACACCGGGCGGCCAAGATCGGATCCGGGGAGGCGATCACCGTTGCCGGGGATGCGCCCCAAGACGCCCTTCTGCCTATCGAGGGGCTGAGGGTCCTGTCGCGCGGTCTCGCCCTCGCGTCCGGGGTGGCGACTGTCGAGATCGGAGAGGCCGCCCTGAGGGCCGTGTGGGACGGCGGGTATGCGTGGGCGGCGACACTTGCCGGGACCCCTCCTGACGTGGTGTCGATCGTGCCCACGTCCCACACGCTATCGATCCGGGTCGCGCCGTCCGAGCTGGCGGGGGCCGTGACGCGGGCGGGGCGAGTGGCGGCGGCCGTGACCCTGACGCCGGGGGCTGAGTCCCTCACGGTGTCGGCGGACGGGGCGGACGGGGCCCACACGGAGACCATAGACGCAGAGATCGAGGGGGCGCCGGAGCCGATCACGCTGTCGCGCGAATACGTGATCGCGGCGCTGGGGTGCGTCGGCGGTGACGTGGCTGAGGTCCGGTCCTCGGGTGGGCTGTCGCCAGTGACTTTGACCTCCGGCGACACGATCCCCAGCATGGACGGGCCTGATCCACTGGTGATCATCATGCCGATCCGGCGCTAGTCCTGGATCAGCGTCGATCCGGCGCTCTGGGGTATCTCCTGCTGAGGGGGTACCCAGATCGTGATCGTGTTGGTAAGTCCCAGGATATCCATAGACACGCCCGCGATCATTCCGTAAAGCCCCGCGACGGTGCCGCCCACGGCGGACGGTAGATCCCAATCATCGCCTAGCAGCACAGAGTCCCCGATCGTGTATTCGGGGTGAGGACCCGCGACGGTGCAGCGTATGATCTGCGGAGCATGGACGGCCCACGGGGCGATCCGTTTTGCCAGCTCGGCCCCGTTCGCTGTCGTCGCATACATGGCCGGACCGCCGCCGGGCATGTCTGTCGACGCCCGGGGAATCACAAACCGGCGCACCAGCTCGCGCCAAGTTTCATCCCCGACCGGCGGGAACAGCATAACGAACTCAGCAGTTTCGGATTCCTCGCGGTTGTCGAGGTCGATCGATAGTTCCTGCTGAACAGGAAACCCGCGGCGGGACGTGAGACCTGAGGCCGGGTGGCGGAATGTTCCGGCCTGAGTTTTGACGGCTACCTGTAGATACTCGGACTGCCAAGATCCGCCGCCGTAAATGCTGGATTCGCACTTGATCGGACCGCGCCCGGGGCCACGGGTCGCGAGGTCTGCAAAGCTGATCACGTATCGGCCCGGCCCGGGGTATGTCGGCCGGCTAACTACCGATTCCCAATAGGCCCCAAGATCGGGGAACGTGCGGCACGTGACGCGGCCGTGACGCATCGTAAGCCACCAACCGCCGATCCCTAGCCACCTTGATACATCGTCCATTCGGATCGGTTTGTCGGTCCAGAATCCCCAATCCAGATCGGGCGTCCGGATGAGCTGCACCTCGGTATCTGACCCGTCGAATAGATCCTCAGGTAGTTTGAGAAACCCGGAATCAGAGACCGATCGGGTTCCGGCCGGAGAAGATCCCGTGTAAATCTCGCGGGCGAATCGGGACGGGTGCCCCTCATAGAATCCGAGAGGCACCGCCGTATCCCCGGCACTCGCGGCGGCCAGGGTCGTGCCGTAGCGCCCGGTCCCGTCGCGCGTCAGGCGGGCTGAGGTCTTGGCATTCCATGCCATGAGAAACGCCGCCCCGCCCCCGGATGGTTCCACGCGGATCAGGCCCTCGATTACGCCTAGATTCGTCGTCCGTGCAATACAATCCGCCGTCGATGTGAGCCTGAGATTAACGTGGGACGTGCTGAAGTTGCCGCTCAGTGTCGTCTCGCGGCCCGCATAGGAAAACAGCGTAAGATCCGAGTCGTCCGGGGCCGCGCGTGACTGCATCCCGGTGATCTCTGCAAAGCTCAGATCGTAGCGGTGGCCGTTGCTGTCCTTACGGAGTGCCACGTCCGCCAGAAACCCGACCCAGAGCGGCCCGGATTGGTTCGCGGTGAATGCGACCAGCTCCCACACGGACCCACGCCTGAGGCCCTCCGGATTGATCACGCTCGGATCGACAGTGACGGACGGGGAGGAGTGCGACGCGGACCACGACCACGGGCTCAGATTGCGCGACGCCGGCGACACTGTGAGAAGGCCCGCGCGATAATAGGCGCCGTCGTAGGTGCCGCCCCGCATCGACACGCCCGCGGACGGGTCGCCCACGTAAGGAGTGCCGGAGAAGTAGCGGGGACGGAGGACGAGATCCCGAGCGCCTAGCCGGTTGATCTCGTCGATGAATGCGAGTCGGTATGTCATTCGCGGGGCCCGTATGCGGTGCCGGTCGTAGCGGGGGCGCCGCTTGTCCCGGGGAGGGGGCTCAGGATCGTCGCTGTCGGCCGTGCGAGCACGTCACGCGCGACGGTGAGCGGTAGATTCAGGCTCCACGTGTGCCCGTTCGTGGTGGCCAGCAGAGGCGCCCGGCGGCCGTCCGGCGTCAGCCTCAGGGCCGGGTAGCTGTAGCGCTCACGGACGATGAAATCCGTTAGCGACGTGGGGAGGTTGCCGTCCAAAACGATATTCGCGTATACGTCGGTATACGCCGGGACTGAGGACACACCCTGTACCGTCCGCCGGCCCTCGAACCCCTCGATCGCTACCTCGTCCCCGGATCCGAGCGTGGGCGACGATTGCCACGCCCGCCAATACGGGCCGCTAAGAATGACCCCCGACAGATCCGACCCGGCGGCAAGCGATAGCCCCCCGGTCCGAGTCGCACACCAGAACTTTGAATGATCAAGGGCAAACCCTATGATCCCGCCCCGCCTGAGGTGGCTTACCATTGACGCAAGCTGGCGTTGATTGTCTCCGGCCGGGATGCCCTCAGCCGTGATTGTCACCTGTAGATCGACGGCCCACGTCTGGACGACCTCTCCGCCGGCCATGTTCCCCACGGCGAATTCAATCGGGGCGGGGAGGTCATCCACGACGGCCGCACGGCGTCCGAGGTCAACCGGCTGCAACGGCGTGGCCCCGGTCGCATTCGTCCCGGGGTAGTAATAGAATCTAGAGTTAGCCACCCGTGCCCCCTACGGCCCGACGTTACCGCCGCCGAATGATCGCCGCTGTCGCTGCTGAATGTCCAATGCGTCCACGGCCTCAGACCATCCACCGATAAACACGGCCGACCCGCCCCGCGACGATGCCTGAATGTCCGCCTCAGGCAAGTTTCGCACGTCTCGCCCGACGGGCGTACGGTCGACAGGCTCAGTCCCGGGGAACCCCAAGAATCGATCGTTAGGGCCGCGAAACACGCCATTACCCTCAGGGTCCAAGAACTTAAGCAACTTCACCGGAAGCCCGGTCAGCTGTTTTAGCATCTGCTTCGGAAGGCGCCCGATCGCGTTAATGATATTCGCAATCATCATAGTCGGACTAAACAGCCCCTTGAGCATTCCTTCCATACGGCCGACGATCATCTTAGGTAGTGACTCGATCAACTGAGCCGGCACCGTCGCGATCACTTCCGCTAATCCGTTGGCGATCTTGACGGGCAACGTGGTCAACTCGTGGATCAAGCCGTCGAAGAACGCAGGCAGATCGGATAGGAACGCGATCGAGTTCTCTAGAAACCCGCCGACCACCGGGATCATGGCGAGAAGTTGCCCGATCGCTTCCCGTGCTAGCTTCCGGCCGCCGGCCTCCCCTGCGAACTGATCCATACCACCCGTGGCCGTGAGTAGCGCCTCAGTAATCTCGGACTGAGTCGGCATACTCGCGGCTAGGCCCTCGAGGTCCAGGGCGGTGATCTCGTCGCCTAGCGTTAGCAGTTCCTCCCTGAGCTTCGCATTTGCGAGGTCCAGAGCCTCAAGGGCCCGTGTGTTGGCGGTCAAGAACTTGAACTCAGGCCCACGGGTGAATTTAATCCCGGCGGCTATCTGTTCGTCCGTTTTGCCTCTGGGTCCGGTCCGGGGGGCGCCCCCAGATTGCCCTGAGTTGGGCGCCGTGCCTGGTTCGTCAATCGGGCCGACGAACTCATCGACACCGGACCGGCCCCGGCCGCCTAGCCCCAGAGCGCCCACGGCGGCTGAGCCGAGCGATCCCATCGTGCGTGCCGCCACGGGTCCCAAAGTGGCCCCCGCATACGTTCCAGCGGCGGATCCTAGCATCCCAGCAAGGGCCTCAGCGTCCACGCCTGAGAATGCGGCCGCGAATCGCTCAGCGCCGTCCCCCATTCGGCTTACGCCGTCGGCTATCAGATCGACGGTGGAGATCAATGCAGGCGACAACTCAACCACTAGACGGCTGAACTGGCGATCGAGGTTATCGATCGCGTCCTCTAGATCGTCAACGGCCGCCAGTCCGGCTGAGGAGACGAGCGTAATACCACCTAGATCCTCCAGTGTATCGCGGGCGTCGACAGCGGCCCGCGAAAGGTCCACCAGAGCGCCAAGCGTCCGAACGACGCCCAGGGGGACAGCGACAGCGGTCAGCAGTGCCATGGCGCCCAGAAGTCCAGCCGGCCCGACCGCGGCCGTTGTGCCTGAGACGACCAGCTCAAAGTCCCCGACGATCCCGGCCATCTCGCCGATCCGACCGCCGAACGCCCGCCCGCCCGCCTCAGCTGCCCTGACGGCCCCGTGTAGCTGTCGTGTAGCTTTTGCGGCCCTCTTCTCGACCTTCTCAAGCCGATCGATCTCGACCTTGAGATCGCGGATCTCGTCCTTGGTGTCGTCGCTTTCCTTTCCCAAGGACTTGAGGCGCTTTTTCAGCTTTTCAAGACTGCCGTCGTCTGTAAATAGATACTGGATGGTCTCAGAGACTGTCGCCACGGCGGCCCCCTGGGTCCGTCATACCACGGTGACGGGAAACACGGTTGCCCCCGCCGCGTGTAGTGCCTCCGCCGCCGCCACGGCTACACGGAGATCGAGAGCGAGGGCCCGCGGGTCCTCGGGTGGAATGCAGACCAGGGCGGACGGCCGGCACCCATAGCGCCGCGCCACGAGATCAAGCCCCGTGCCCAGATCCGACGCCGCGAAAGGACGCGATCCGATCCGCGCCCTCCCACTGTGTCGCGGTGGAGATCGCATCTAGGTCACCATCGAACCGGCCGACCCACGCGCGGGCCGGCTCAGCCGTCCGGTCCTCTGAGGTCCTGTCGCGGACAAGTCGGCACGGCGTCCACTCAATCGAGTCCGGATCCGCGTCCGGCCCCGGCGGGTCATCGAGGACCGCGCACCCCGTGACGGCGGCACACGTGAGCACGGCCCGACGGTCTAGCAGGCCCGACAGAATCCCAGCGTCACGGGTGACGGTCTCAAGCACCGCCTTCAGACGCTCGCCAGCACTCGCCTGAGCCGTTTCTACGCCGTCCCGGGCCGCCGCTATCTGCAGCGCGTCCCCGGACGCCTCAGCGGCCGTCAGGGCCTCCCGTGCCGCCTGGACACCCGACAGCGCGTCAGCCCCCTCAGCCTGCAGGGGTAGCAGCTCCCGCAAGCCGGCGATCCGATCCTCCGCGGATAGGTCGAGCATACTCAGCCGCTTGACTCGCCACGTGATCCCGCTCGGGGCGGTAACGATTGCGACGGCGGGCGCGAATAGGGCCTCAGTGCTCATGTGCTGTCCTCCGGATTGGAGAAACAGCGTAACGCGCCCCGCGCTAATTCGTCGCGGGGTCGCTTGCCTCATTCGATACGGCGATCGTTAGGGGGCTGTCGGAGGCGTCCCCGAATACTTTAAATGTGACCGTCTCGATCACTTCGTTTGTGCTCGCGGAGTGCTCGGGTACCACGCTTTCAACAATCGCATTTCGGAGCGTGATCGTCAGGGCGTCCGTATTCGTGCCGGAGTACGCGATCACAAGGTCCCCCTGAGTGCCCGCCCTGAGGCCGGCGTACAAAGATCCGTCCTCGCGGCGGAATCGCGCGGACAGTGTGACCATATGCGGCCCCGTCTGGATCGGCTCTTGTGTCGACTTGTCGCCGAATGCGGGGGCCCGGCGGGTCTGACGGTCCCCCGTGATCGTGTAGTCAAGGAGAAACGCCTTACGGTCGGCTGAGTTCCAGGTAAATCCGGTCATCTGCGACGCGAGGGCCTTTCGCGTGATCGGCGTATAGGTGGGCACAACTAAAGATTCTTCGCCCGCTCCAGACTTTTTCCAGATCGCGTCTAGCCCGACCATCATTAGGCCGTCACCGTCGGTGCCGTTCGCGTGGCGAATCTCGAACCCCGTCACCCGGCCGCCGGCCGCCGTCTCAGAGACCGCTTCACCACGGTTGATCGTGACGCTGAGACCGAGTGTGGGCGCATCCCCTAGCGTGTAGGTGTGCACGGTCGGATTGCTACCCGCGGAGGCGACGGCGCCGAGTCCGTGCAAGAGCAGGAAGTGCATCCCGCCCGCCTGGTAGTGCATGTGATGCTCTACCCGGCCGGCAAAGATGATCTGTTCCCGCGTGTGTTCCTCGACAAACAAACCAGCCGCGCCCCGTCTGCCCATAGTCGGCACGTCTGCCGACGGTCGCGATTCAATAGGCGTGAACGACAGCGGAGGAAGCCACGCGGCGGGGGCGGTGTAACTTCCCCAACTCCCGGAATCGCTAGCGTAGCCGAGGATCGATCCCTTGCTTAGTCGGGGCATAGGTCAGCTCTCGTCCGCGTCTAGGACGCGCAATCGGAACACGGTTTGAAGGGTCTGATCGGTGTTATTCGTGTCGGACATGTCCGATCCGGTCGTCGTCGTCAGGATATAGGTGTAGTCCGTCCCGCTCGACCCGGACTGAGTGAACACCGACGCGTAAAACACGCCGTCGGCATCTTCCACGAATCGGGTCTTTGCGCTGTCGTGGACGGCGGCCGCCCCTCCGCCTGTGGTGGACGACGTGGCGACGCCCCACACGGACTCAAGGCCCGGGGCCCCCTCGACAGGATACGCCCGGCCGCTGAGAATGCCATTCAGCCCGACCCACACGCGGCGCGACTCCCCGGACCTCTTAGGCACGTCTGGAGTCGCCACCGTCTCCCCGGGCGGTGTCGGTGCCGCTCGGATCGTGTCGCCGGTCCGCGGGGGCGTCTGCTGGTACAGGTGGCCGACCTTGGCTGAGGACAGAGTGACGGACCCGGCCCCGGACGTGGCGGACGGGTTGCCCGCGTAGACCCAGAGCAGTTTGACCGCCGTTCCGGTGATGAATCCGGCGTTGTCGACCTTGATCCCGCCGTCTTTATTCGCTGTCGAAAATGCCCCGCTCAGGGCGGCGTCTGTCAACTCGAACGTGAGGGCCGTGTATCCGTCGCCGTCGGTTACGCGGATCGAATTAAGATCCCCCTCAGCCGCCAGGATTGCCCAGATCGGATGAGACTTCGGGATCACGATCGACACGTCATTAGCCGACGTAGACAGCGTGTGAGGCACGGACACGGCGTACCGCGTGGTCCATGCGTCGTCATACCAGCCGGCGATCCGTCGTGCCATTATGCCCCCAATCCCTCATAACGGATCTGAATTAGCAGATCGGCCACTCCCATATCCGGATCCGGGTGTACAGCGGACGCCCGCGAGTTTGTGATCACCACGTCCCGGACGTGCCCGGATAGGCTCCGATCCTCGCGGATCGTATTGCTCAGACGGTGGACGGCGGCACGCGCGGCGGACCGGCCCCCGGCTACCTGTAAAACGCAATCGAGCGACAGGATCAGCCGGTTGGTGATGAATTCGTGCTCAGTCGCTAGCGTGTCCGCGATTAGCAGCAGAGTCCCCGGCGGCACCTCGTCCAGACTGGACACCTCGGGATTATCGACCCACTGTAGCCCCGCCACTGTCGCCACAAGTCGACCAAATCGATCGATCACGGTCTCGGCTGTCGGTTGAACGGGTGAGGACATGACGCACCGTAGCGCGTCCCGGCTCGGACGGTCAAGCCGGCCGCCGTCTATTACGCCTTGATCACCGACAGCGGCAGGTCCCGAATGATCTCAGCGCGGACCCGCCGGACCGCAGGGGCCACGTACGGCCGCGCCGTAATGTCCACCCGTCGCCTCAGTTCGTACTGTGGCGCCCCGCCGTCTCGTGGGCGGCGGTCGAATAGGAACAGCCGGCCGGACCGCGCCCGGATCACGATATGGCGCCCCACGTGGCGCGGCCAGGAGGTCTGACCACGGAGGGGCACGGCTAGGAATTGCACGCTCTTGGGTCGGATCGTGCCGCCGTACTCGAGGATCGCCCCGGCCGGGTGCCCCACGACTAAACTGAACCCGGCGGCCCCTCGCTCTCTGAGGGCGCGCGCTCGGATCGTGCGGGCTAGCCCTCCGGTTCTGACGGGCGCGTTCTGGCGGGCGATCTCGGCCGCCGTGAATGCTGCCTTACGCATCACCTCACGGGCTCGGCCGGTCATACCAAACGTGATGTCTCGCAGGTACGCCCCGAAATCGTCGCCACGGATCGACACTAGACCCCCGACAAGGCCCGAACGCCGAACCCCAGAGCGACCGGAAGACGGTATCCGGCGATCAGCTGTCGCACGTCCGCCGGGATCTTGATCGGCCGATACGTCACGGTAGACCCGCCACGGGACGCGGACTCAGCACGACTCCCGCGGCCTACAGTCATCACGTGGGCCGCGAGACGGGCGATCCCGTCTGCTAGGTCGTCCGGGATCGTGTCGGGCGTCCACCCGGCGACAGCGACGACACGGATCCGCCGGTCCCCGATTTGCCAGGTCGTGGTCGCGTCGAGATTCAGCCGGATCCGGCCCTGCATAGGGATCGTGGTGTAGTCGGACGCCGGCACCGTGTCCGAGTAGGCCGCCCCGCTCCAATGCACCACGGACGTGGTGGAGACGACCGGGTAAACCGGAAGCTGAAGCGTAGACGGATAGCGACGCATAGGGCCGCTGAGCAGTAGCGTCCGGGTAGCCGCCGCCATCGACGGAACCGATCCGCCATCCAGGGGAGTCCACCCGAGCCACTTGGCGATCTGGGCCTCCGCGACCCCGATCGCTCTGAGGATCGCGTCGTCCGCATCGGACGTGTAGCCCTGACGGTGGGCCCGAACGTCAGCCGGTGAGATTAGCGACATTCGGACCCCCTAGATCACGCGGGTGGAAGCTTGCGAATACCGATCGTGAGGACGCCCTCTAGAGCGTCCGCCGTGCCGGTCTCGTCGATATCGATCAAGATCGAACCGCCCGCCGGGATCTGTGCATTCGCGGCCGACACCGTGATCGCGACCTTGTCATTCACGGCCAGGGCGGTACCGCCCGTGGCGGCGGTCGTAAAGCCACCCATAGATGAACCGGCCGATCCGGCCTCTCCGTCCGTCGCCTTGAGATCGACGGCCCACTTGTTCGTGTCGTTAGCCGCCACGACGGCCCACGGCAGGAACACCGCGGAAACGACCTCGTAAGGGGACGAATCCGCCGGGACCGGAAGAAACCGATCGTCAGACGCCGTAACGGCTGGGATGTAGTGGGTAAGATATGTGGTAATCATGGTTGATCCGTGCGTATCAGGTGGATGAGGCGATATCGATCGCGTATGCGACCGGCTTCTCAGAGGACTGACACTCGAACGTCAGCCCCTCCCGATCCGTCGCTGTGATGTGGACCACGTGCTTCTTGGCTTCCACTTCCGTCTCAGTCCGTGCTTCACGGCGGACGGGGCGGACAACGCGCGAGGTGTCGACCAGCACGAGACCCGTCTGAGTCTTTGTGCTGTTGTCGTAGATGCCTGCCGGGGTCATTTCGGCCGACATGAACTCAGAGATCACCAGCGGAACACCCGCGACTGAGCCAACCTGACCCGTCAGGAGGGTAGCCTGAGGCCCCATCTTGTCCATGGTCAAGAAGTTGGAATCCACGAGGAAGTGGTAGATCAGGGCCTCAAGGCTAGTGATCGCCGCGAGGTTCCCGCGGCTGTAGCCCTTCGTCAGCCTGCCGTGGAGTTTGATAAAATCGGTGCTCACGTTGCCGTCGTCAAAATCGGCGGTTGAGCTGTCGTCAAGCGCGCGGTGTCGGAGGCCGAGGAACATTTTCCGGTGATCAGCGGCGGATCCGGGAGTCCAGCGGCCGCCTGCACTCCAACTATCGATCCCGGTGTCGCCGTGGCTTGCTGCGTTGTCGCCATTCAGGATCGCGTCCTCGCGGGCGTCCAGCAGTGCCTGAGCGAGTGCGGCCCGCATCGTCGGAGCAAACGCGACGATCGAATCCTCAGAGGCGTCCCGGTTTGCCATCGTCGTAACGGCTAGCGTGTGGACGTTGTAGCTGATCTCAGACGTTCCGATCTGGCTTGCCTTGAGGTTCGCGGGGTCAAGGTCGCCAGCCGCCGGCGTGCCCACTGAGTAGGGCTGAAGGCCGGAAGTAAGGAAGGGATTCGTCATCCCGTCCGTAGCGGCGACAGTGCGAAACAAACCGGCCACGGGGCGCGCGAGCTGCATGTAGACAAGCAAGCGGGTACCCTGAACGTCGGGTTGCCACTCGGCGCCCTCTCCGGCGTTGTCGGCAAACATACGCGAGAAGTGCGGGAGGCTGCTCAGGTGACGCATGAACCGGCGGCGGGTCTTGCCACCGTTCGCACGACGACAGCCGGCCGCGCGCATGGCGCTCACCAGTGCCAGATCGGCCGCGAGGGTCTGTGCTCGGTGCTGACCTTCGGAGCGGGGCGCGGGGTCCGTAAGGTATCCCTCTTGCCAGTCGCCGTGGGCATCGTAGCCGCCGACCATACGGATCGGGGTGGAGTCTCCAACGCGCAAATACGGCGCGTCAGTGGACACGGTGCCGGTCCCAATGTCCCGACAGCGGCCCTCGAGGTCATCCACGCCGGGCGGGAGATAGGCGCGCACGGCGTCCGCCTCATCACCAGCCGGGATCGCGCGCTGCTTAGCCTCGATCGCTGCGGACTTTGCGGCGTTAGCTAGGCCCTTGATCTCAGCGATCGCGCGGTCCATGCCGTCGCGGGACGCCTCACCGCGTGCGATCGCGGCTTTGATCGTTCCGACCTCGGAGATCACGGCGTCTGTGAGGGCCTCCGCGGAGCGGCCGGCGGCCGTCCTGAGCCCTTCTGTGTAGCTACTTGGATCGACAATATCGCCAGGCATCTCAGCTCCTATTCTTTGCGTGGAATCCCCACGCGCTCTCATGGATTGACGGTACGGGCCGGGACGCCTCAAGGACGCTCAGCGCACGAAGCAAAACCGGGTTCAATGCCCCGATCAATTCACTGTCGCCCCTCTCGATCAAATCGATCACGGCGTCTCTGACAGTGGCGGTCAAGTCGGAAGCGTCCCCCGGAATCCCGAGCCGACCGCCGACGGCTCGGACAGCTAGCGCGCCGGAGTCGGCCGGGATTGGAGTCTCAGAGATCTCACGGAGGACCGCGTATCTGTGGACCTGAGGCATGTACTCGAACTCAGCGCCAAACCGCTTGAGTTTGATCGGCTTGTCCAGGTACAGGCGGTGGTCCTTGGGTAGTTTGTCCGCGCGGACGACCTCACCCGGGATCCAGCGGACCGAGACTGGCATACGGATCCCCGACTCGCGGAGGCGGCGGGCCTCTAGAGCGTGCGGGGCGTCGTCGGTGCGGTGCCGGTACCATGCACGAAGGGCCCGCGCGTCCGTGTCGATCTGCGTCCTGTGAGCGACGCCGATCACGCGGTTAGGGTCGTGCGACTGGAGGACCGGACCCCCGGATCCAAGCATCCGACCAAAGGCGCGAGTGCGCCACGTGTCGACCTCGATCATATCGCCGTCGGTGGCCATTCGCTCCGTGGACGCGATCACCTCAATCTCTGAGGCGTCACCGTCGGTGCGCTGGGCGTCGTCGGCTATGGTTACGCAATCCGACGCGGCAAATGTGCCGTCATCGAGCCTGAGGAATGGGGATCGGTGTTGCATGGCTAATGCATACCGTAAGGACGCCCCGGTATCAAGCGACCCGACAGCGGCGCGCAATCCGGACGCCGTGCGGCGCTTGCGTGCAATGCGATCCCGGATCGTCTTTTTCATATGCGCAACGCCCCGATCACCGACTACAAACCACTTGATCTGAGCGACCACTCCGGCGATCCGAAAGTCGCCCCGGTGCCGGGCGGCCCACGCCTCCCGCTTACGCACGGCGGCGATCTGGGTGTCGGTGTCAGGGACTCCGCGATTCGCGACCACGGGCCTCAGGCGGCGGTATTGCGCATTGCCTTCTATGTTCCCGCCTAGCCGCCAGATCTCAGGGTGCTCGGTTCGGACCATCTCCGCGAAATCCGAATCAAACGTCCTGAATCGGCTATTCCTCAGGGATATCTTACGGTCGTCTCCCTTTTTCGGGAAGTCCGTCACCGGCACCGGGAAAGGACCCACGCCGGACGGAACGCCCCGATCAACGTCGGATCGTCCGCGAGGGCCGCCGCCGCCGCCTGATCCCGCACGATATCCGCGGCCGCTGCCGGATCCTCTCCCGCGTCCGCGAGGGCTCCGGCTAGGATCACGGCCTCCCGGTCTAGGTCGACAGTCCCGCTCCCGTGTCGGGTCGCAGATGCCCTCAGGACGGCCGCTAGCCGCTCCCGTGGTTCGTCAGCCGTTGACGGCTCCCGGGGGCGCCCCGCGGGCCCCTGAGTGTCTCCCGTGGCCAGTCTCGCCACGGACGGCGGGAGACCGGCCGCCTGTAGTGCGTCCGACGCCGGGATCCCGAGCTGGACGAATACCTGAGCCGTCCTCGCCATATCCGCGTAAGTGCTCCGCAGTGCAGGCACGGCGGCGAAATCGTGGACGAGCGGCACGCCGTAGACTTGGCTGAGGAATCCATTCATTCCGGACGTCGGATCAATGCCTCCGCAGAGGTTGATCGCCCGTAGCCAGAACCCGCGCGATTCCTCGCGGGCGGTGCCGTAGTTGGCCCCGGGGAGGCCCGCCATAGTCGGAGGCACCCCCATAGTCGCAAGGGCCGCCGACTGTGCCCGCTGTACGACGCTGGAAAACTCCTGATCCCGGGCGCTCAGTTCCATAGGCGTGATCTTCATCTCTTGCGGGAGGACGTACAGATCGATCCCCTCCTCGCGCCGTGCCTGCCAATCGGACTCGATATCCTCCCTCAGTTCGGGTCCGAGCGTCACGGAGTCTGAGGCCGGCGTCAGTAGAGCTGAGACCTGTCCACGCTTAGCGGCCCGCGCGGAGTGCCGATCGACGTTGTACTCAGTGTTAAGCACGCTCTGCAGGGACTTAACCGCCGAGGTGCCGCGGTGGTTCGGGCCGGAAGTGAACGTGAGGCCCCTATGCCACGCAACCTCAGCGGCTATTTCGTCGCCGTCGTCGGTTTTGTAACCGTATGCGGTGCCGCCCCTGACGCATCCCCGCGACGGGTGAAGGAACCGCCGATCCAGGGCCCAGACCTCCTCAGTCAAGTGGTAGGACACCCACCACATAAGGCGATCGCGGCTGTCGGCACCGGTGAAGACCTCACCCGTATCGGCCCGCCTGAGGGGCAGTCCTGACAGATTGACGGCCGCCCGCTCCACCCCGACACGGAGCCAGGGGAAGTACCCAGGGGCCGCCATTGCTAGCCCGAAATCATACACGGGCCGATCGGGTGAGACCGCCCCGAACCGCTCAAGCAAGGACCACCGTGTAGGCCCGGCCGACAGCATAGCGGGCGACGGCGGGCGCTCCGTGCGTGCACGGTCCGCGATAGCCGCCGGGCGGCGGGGGCGGATAGCCCTGAGGGCGGATAGCCAGCTCACGCGGACGCCTCAAGGCCCGCCAAGAGGGCGTCAGTGATTCCCCAGCCTAGACGATCGCCTGCGTCGTGGATTGCCTCCCGCTCCGCCTCTGTCGGGATCCGTGACCCGCCCTCAAGGGCCGCGACGGCCGCGGAGGTCAGGACCGGATGATCGTACAGATCAACGCGGGCGTCCCTATTCGTGGCGCCTAGTTCGGACGCTCGGGACGACAGGATCGACATTACCGCCGCAATACTGCCCACGTTAACCCTAAGATATGCGCTCACCTGAGCCCCCTGTACTGAATCCGGTAGCCGTGAACAGTGAACTGAGTCTGAGAGCTAGTGCGGATCGTGGATAGTTCAAATTTCGCGGCCGAGAGTCGCGGATTGATCGCCGACTCCCCGGAGCCGATATCTACCCCGGTGGCGTCGTCCATGTCGGCCGGGGCCGGCGGGGCCGGGTAAGCTCCCAGCCACGCGCCACGATCCCACCACCTCAGGCCCTTGCTTGTGACCGCAAAGGTCATGACGGCGTCTGTGGAGTCCGCGAGGGCGGTGCCGTAGTCGCTGAATTTGTTGCCGGAAGTGAATACGCCGAATTCCCACTGTCCAGGGGCGGACTGGTAACGAGGGCCGCACGCGGCTAGCCGGGTGTTTGAGGCGTAGATCGCGCCGCTCAGGCGGGCGTTGTTCCCGGGCGTATTGTCCGCCGTATATCGAACGTCAATCAATAGTTCCCCGCCGTCCGCGATCTGTGGAAAGTCCGACAGATCGATCGACACCGTCGGGGACGTGCCGCTAGCATACGCCCCCGTCGAAGTCTGCACGAACTTGAGGCCCGTCGATCCGTCCGGCCCTAGAGTGGAACACTTCGCGCCGTTGCTCACAGTGTGGGTGACGCCGCCGGCTACAAAATCCCCGTTTCCTGTCCAGTCCGCAGCGTCCGCGGCCGACAGATCGACAGCGGCGATCAATACCCACGGGGCGCCGTCGGTTCCTCGCAGCAATCGGCGCGACATGAGAGCCATCAGTTGCCCCGCCACGTGATCCCGGGGGTAAGGTTACAGGTGCCCGTGTTCGTCTTTGCAACGACGTACAGGGTGCCCGCCGTGCCCCACGACGGAGCCGACCACGGAACGTCGATCGCCTCAGCAAATCCGCCGTCTGTCGCTGTCGTTTTCCCGGTCACAATCGTAACCGTCGACTCAGCCGACACCGCGTGGTCCCCGGCTGCGTCCGCCGCGAGGTAATACGTGATCGCCGCGGCGCTACTGGCGATCGTGTCGATCTTGCCGAAGATAGCGCCTAACTGGATCTTGTTCGGCACTTGAGGCACCGCGATCACGGCGTAGGACGTGCTGAGCGCTGTAGCGGCGCCCTCGCTCAGACTCTGTCGCACCAGAACACCCCCTAGGACTGCAACCCTACCGCCCGCGCCCCACGGAGGCAACCCGGACGGCGTAGCCCGACAGCCACCCGTCGCGACGCCAGGACCCGAGCGAGGACCGCACGCCGGCC